AAAAAAGGCGTGTGATTAGCGAATTTTAAGTATAAGATTATGAAAGAGACATTATTGAAAAAGGTAAAACCGGAAACATTGGAAAAACTCCTCAGTGCGTTTGGTGATGTTCTTGATGAAATCAAGGATGCAGTACCTAACAAGAATGAAAGGTTACGAGATGAATTATATACATCTTTACTCGTGATGAACTATGATGCGTTTCAGACACTAAGGTGGCACGAGCAGAAGAAACAAGAGGGCAAAGAGATTGCCGGATAACTGGCAGCCCGGAAAGACGGGCAGGGGCGGCAGGCACGGCCGGAAAGTTGGTAAATAGAAAATGAGAAAGCGAAATAAGAAAGCGTAGAAAGCCGCGGGGTTCGATTCCCCGCGCCCCACGATATAAACCTCTAAAATTTAGATTTATGGCAAAGAATTTCAACCAAGGAAGAAGGGCTGAACGCCAGTTCAAGCAGAAGCTTCGCACGATGATAAGCAGTGCGGCCCATACACAGAACATTGCCGACCAGGCTATGGATTTGGCCGGACAGTTCATGACAGAGGATGCGATCAGCAACTCGGATGCCTACCGGGTGATAGAGAATGTGAGCTGTGTGTGCGAGGAAGCCATGCAGGTGCTGATTGAGGAACTGAAGAAGGGAACACGCCTTTACGAGATCCTTCCGGATGATTCGGATGACATCAAGCGGAAAGCGATTGAGGAATTATAAATGAGCAATAACGACTAAAAAGCAAGCGATATGAAAGAATATATTTTAAACGATCAATACGCGACTATCAGCATAGAGAATTTGAAAAGCATCCTGGGTGATGCGTTGTATCATCAATTTGCGATAGGTACCCTAAAGTACGGATACCGAACCAGTGAAAAGGGAGAACGTCCCGTCTTCGTGTACAGCATCCCGATGGAATGCCTGAGCCGGAGAAAAAGAATGGCTATCTATTCCTTTGCAGAGAAAAGACCTGTACATGTGGAACGTATGGCGAAGAAGGTTCACAACAGACAGCGCCACCCCCGATTGAGCAGTGAGGTAAAAGCCCTGCTTCAAGAACTGGTAGACGAACGCTGCCGAGTGATTACTGAGCGTTATCTTGAAGACAGGGACAGGCTTTCCGTGGAATACATGAAGGACATGCAGAAGCCGGAGTTTAGGGCTGCTTTATCTCAATACCCTGTTCCCTACACCGATCCTCGAACTGTTCTTTATTTTGAATCATTCGATTCATTATATCAGAATCACCATGACGAGATGCAGCGACTGTTGAATATTTGTAAAACTCTTGCTCTAAAAACCAATCCCCATCTGGATCGTGTTCTCGGATGTAACGTTCAATCGCATAAATGCGAGCCTCGAGTTTGACGAGGTCTTCTGTTGAATATCCCATGTTTACAATTTAAATTTTCGCCAAATATAGCAATAAATCAAGAGATAAACGATATGAGAAAGCAGATTTTGACAGATAACGAGACAAAGACCTTCCTGATGAAGACCTTTAAGTGCAGCCGTCAGGCTGTGTGGCAGGCACTGAATTTTGTCCGTGACAGCGACCAGGCCCGTCGGATCCGTACCCTTGCCCTGAAGCGAGGCGGTAAACTGACCGACGGGAACTTCATCCCGAACTGCGAAACCACCTTTGAAGAGTGCGAGAAAACCATGACCTGCACCTTCGGTCCCCGTGTAAAACTGGTAGTCCAACGGAAGACCAACGATGTGGACGTGTACGTGGACGGAAAACGGACCGAAACCTACCAATGTGAGTTTGTATCAGACTTCATGCAGCTGCAGCACGAGACCCAACAGATGGCAGCCGCCTTATAAACAGAAATGAAATGGAGTATTATGGAAAGATATTGTGCATATCCTACAATGACCTGACCTACGACGACCGACCGGTGATGGTGAACGGGAAGGCTGACTACAGCAGAAGCCGCACGCTGAAAGGCGTTCATCCTTCCACTCTTTCCGAAGAAGAACTTGCTCCCATCCTGTCGGTACCCAATTACAAGAAATTAGCGGCCAAGAAAGAAATCAACGTAGTGCGACCCGGCAAGGGGCTTGGAAGCTATGCACTGGTAGAGATAGCGACCATGCCACTGCGGTTTCAGGAAAGGATAAAACTAAAATACGGAGACATGAAAGAGGACGTTATAAGAAATTGGCTCGGCAGCCATTACCACATCGATGCGAAAGCCCGGGAGTTCTACACCCGATTCCGCTTTGACAACGGTGATGCCCTTCCGCCGGAACACATCCAGGAATATACGGTAAACGCTTCGGTGATTGAAGCTGTGATGCGTGCCATGGAGGATGCCACCTTTATGCGTAAGGCCATGAAGGCAGGACCAGTGAACTGGGGAGAACTGGCTGGAGCTATCAGTTACTATCAAGCAGAGTTCGGCCATACCTTGCCTGTGAGTTCCAACCGCTTCAAGAAGCGTGTAAATGATTTTAAGGCCAACGGCTATGAAAGCCTTATCAGCCGCAAGTTCATGAACCAGAACCGCCGGAAGGTGACCTACGACATTGAGCGCCTGCTGCTGAGCATCGATGCCCAGCCGGAGCAGCCCTTCAATACCACCGTGTGGGAGCAGTACAATATGTTTGTACAAGGTGATTTGGAACTGTATGACCCCGAGACCGGCGAGGTGTTGAACCCGGCAGACTTTACCGACAAGGACGGAAATCCGCTGGTATTGAGTCCGGCCACGGTAGCCAACTACCTGAACAACCCCAAAAACAAGGCCCTTAGAGCCAAGCTTCACATGAGCCAATGGGATTTCAATAACGCCTACCGCCCTTACCATCTGCGCAGCATCGGTGAGTTCTCATTGAGCAAGGTGAGCCTTGATGACCGCGACCTGCCTCGCCCGATGAAGGATGGCAACCGTGTGAAAGCCTATTATGCCTATGATGTGGTGAGCGGCGCTGTGGTAGGATATGCCTACAACCGGTACAAGACTACCGAGTTGTTTTTGGACTGCATGCGAAACATGTTCCAGACCCTGGACCGGAACGGCATGTATATCCCTGCCGAGCTGGAAGTGGAACACCACCTGGTAAGTGACTTTGCCGACGGCTTGATGCAAGCCGGTACCGTTTTCCCCTTGATCCGCTGGTGTAACCCCGGGAACTCGCGTGAAAAACGTGCCGAGCACAAGAACCGCGAAAAGAAGTACGGCGTGGAGAAACGCACGCAGGTAGGTATCGGTCGCTGGTGGGCCAAGCTGGAAGCCAACCGCCCGAAGGAAGAGAAGGTGTATGACGAAAAGAACAACACCTACAAGGTGAAGACCTACAGCTATGAAGAACTGGTAGCCGATGATATACGCGCCATCCGGACCTTCAACGCGCAGCCTCACCCCAACCAAAAGCGCTATCCGGGCATGAGCCGATGGGATGTGCTTTGCGCCCATCAGAACCCGAACCTTGCACCTTGGGACAAGGCCGTTCTTTACCGGTTCATCGGGCAGCACACCGAAACAACCATCCGGCAGAACACCTACTGCACGGTGATGTACAACCAATACGGACTGCCCAGCCCGGAAATCATCGAAAAGCTGGAGCCGAGGAACTACAAGGTAGATGCCTATTATCTGCCCGATGCCGACGGAACCATCAACGAGGTACATATCTACCAGAACGGACGATATATCGCCACCTGCAAGCCCGTAGCCCGTTACAATGAGAATACAGCTGAGCAGACCGAAGCCGACAAGGCAGCCTATACCGAACAATCCAAGTATGTAGCCCAATTCGACAAGATGATGAAGGACGGCAAGATCAAGCGTGTGGGTATCCTTGCCAAAGAGGAAGCGAAACTGATAACAGAGGTACAGGCGGAAGCCGTTCCCCTTCCTACCCAAGCCGAGGAAGAAGATTACTCAGCCTATATGGACATCAGTGCCTTCGAGCATGATGCAGTAGCCAAGATATAATTAACGACGTTAGAACGAATTTAAAACAGCATTCAAATGGAAATAACAAATGAAGTAAAGCAACGTATTGTGGCAGCGATAGCCGCCGACCGTGAAAATTATCCCAGTGACAACCGCCATGCTACGGCACTGGGCATAGCCCCCAGTGTGTACAATACCATCAAGCGGGGCAATTATGAAAAGCAGGTCAGTGATGCCAACTGGGTAGGCATAGCCCGAAGATTGGGCGTGCAACTGCGTACAGAAATGCCCTGGCTGGCAGCACAGACCCCGACCTATGTGTTTGTGAGCAAGCAGCTGGAAGTGTGCCAGGGAAGCGGGCTGAGCGCCATCCTGTGCGATATGCCCAATATCGGCAAGACCTTTACAGCGAAAGCTTACGTGAAGCAGCACAAGCACGCCGTATATGTGGACTGCAGCCAGGTGAAGACCAAGTTAAAGCTGATACGCTACATTGCCAAGGAATTCGGCGTGACCAGCAACGGACGCTACAGCGACGTGTATGAGGACTTGGTAGCCTACCTCCGCACGATAGATACGCCCCTGGTTATTCTGGACGAAGCCGGCGACCTGCAGTATGAAGCCTTCCTTGAACTGAAGGCCCTGTGGAACGCCACCGAACGCTGCTGTGCGTGGTATATGATGGGTGCAGACGGGCTGAAGGAAAAGATCAACCGCGCCATCGAAGGCAAGAAGGTGGGCTATACCGAAATGTTGAGCCGCTACGGTGACTCCTACAGCAAGGTGACCCCGGATGATGCGCAGGAACGCGAAAAGTTCCTGAAGGCACAGGCTGCCATTGTAGCCAAAATCAATGCCCCGGACGGTACCGACATTGCCAAGATCGTTCACAGCACCGGAGGCGGCTTGCGGCGCGTATATACCGAAATCGAAAAATTAAGGAGGATGCAAACATGAAACTGAAAAGAGCCTACAGCCCCGGTGAGGTGCTGAATATGAAGATACCCCGGTATGAATTTACCGGGGATTGGCAAGCCTCGATAGGCAACCCTGCCAAAAGCGGCGTTTGGATTATCTGGGGTGCCAGCGGGAACGGAAAGAGCAGCTTTGTGATGCAGTTGGCCAAGTACCTGTGCGGTTTCGGACGCGTGATCTATGACAGTCTGGAAGAAAGCACCGGCCTTTCGTTTCAGATGAGCCTGAAACGGCATAAGATGGATGAGGTGCGCAAGCGGTTGGTTATCCTTGACCGCGAGTCGATGGATCAGCTGGAGGAACGTCTGCAGCGCCGGGGCAGTCCCGGCATTGTGATTATCGACAGTTTCCAGTACAGCGGGTTGAACTACAAGACCTACAAGGAGTTTAAGGAGCGCCACCCCAAGAAACTGTTTATCTTCATCAGCCATGCTGAAGGGTCACATCCGGCAGGCAGAAGCGCCCGCAAGGTGGAATATGATGCCGATGTGAAAATCATGGTGAGCTGCTTCAAGGCCTGGTGCAAGAGCCGCTTTATGGAAAAGCCCGGTGAGCCCTATGTGATTTGGGAAGAAGGTGCTGCCAAAACATTGAAGGACGATAATATGGAGGATTATTTGAATGGAATGGGAGAATAAGCTGTACCAGATACTCCTGACAGGACAGGAAGCGGAGGCCGTGGTGGACGATTGGGTAGAACGTAACATACAAAGCGACCTCCGTCTGCGCAGGGCCAAGACAAAGGGACACGTAGTGATAGAAACCAGGGATGTGATGTTTGCCCGGAATATTCAGGTATGGCATCCGTCCTGCCAAATAAACATTAAAGATTTGAAGTGATGGAAAAGAA